TTTTTTAGCCCGGAAACGGGCTAAGTGTGACCATAGAATCTGGATAATACTTAAACATCTAAAGATGTTAAAATGCTCTGAGCGCAAGCGAAAGAGCAAGTGAACGCAGTTCACTTTTAGCATTAAACATAAATATTCTTGCTGGAGAATGCAAAATGAAAATAACTGAATTAGTAATGGAAAGCCGTAAAATTGATGAAGCTCCTATGGGCATGCTCAATAAGTTTGGCAATAAAGTAATGAGTAAATTTGGTAGCGATACTGCTACAGGTAAGCTAAAGTCGGGTGACGTGGCTAATAAGTTATACTCAGCTTTCCAACAATACCTAGGTCAATCAGGTGAACAGCCAACATGGCCAGTTGTAAAAAATTGGTTAACATCAAACAAGTATCCTACTAAGCGAGCTTTGAAAGTTTTCCAAGGTGCTAAAGCTGATGCCGCTATTCCTCAAGGACCTAGTCTCGGTACTAGAGTTAAAGATGCTGGCAGTGCCGCACTTGCTAAGGGCAAAGAGTTAGGTGGTAAAATTAAAACTGCTATGACTCCGAAAGGTACAGCAGATCTAAGCCAAGGCAATGTTTTAGAAGCCGCAGATCCCCCCTTAGATAAAAAAACATTAGAAAAAGTATTCATGGCGGCCGCTCAAGAAGCCGCAGTAGTTGTCCAACAACAGAAACAGGACAAAATGAATGGTGGCGGACAACAGCAACAACGCGGCGGTCTAAGTGTACAGCAAGGCGGTAAGAGTCAGGGCGGAGATGCGCAGTTAGCTCAACGTGTTGATAATCTCGAAGCCGAAGTTGCCGCGCTAAAAGGTTCCGGTAAACGAAGAAACGGTTAAAAGAAAGGCAGTCCGCTTTCTTTTGTAGTTTCCATATTGCTTTTTATAATCTTACTGATTATGCTATGATCAGCAATATCCATCATATAAGCCTGCTCGATAGTTAGGCCACCTCGCATAAACCAACACATTTGATACAAACTATGTTTTAGGGCTTCTACCTCTCGATCCATCTCGTTTGATAACTTTAGAATTTCTTCGTAAGTTAAAGATAGAAGCCTTATACGAAAAAATTTGATTGATCAAACGTGAATGGAATTTCAAGTGTTTCTGGAGCACCTGCTTCGATCATTTCCTGAGTAGATCTAATAGTCATTGGTGCTAATTTAGTAGCATCAGTGAGCAAACCTAAACGGGTTTTGATCTTATCAAAAATGTCAGCATCACATTGTGTTATAAATTCTTCAATAAATCCAGGATCTTCTACGATGCCCGCGGTTGATTCGATCTTATAAACTGCTGTTCCTATAATGGAAATGGTTTTTTGAGTTAGTCCCATAAATGCTTTTTGGAACGCGGCTACCTTTTCTTCTTCAGTAGTTTCGGTGTTGTTTACTATTTGTATGATACGCTGAGTTTCAAACTCTCCGATCTGTGCATTTGTTTGTGTACGATAAGTTAATGGTTTTAGATAAACTACTAGATCGGGTCGAACTTCTAATCTATCTTCCCAACCTGTAACAGATTGCCGTTGATCTAATATTTCTCTAATATTAACTTCGTAGTCAAATTCGCTATCTTTAAGACTAGGATGTCTAACAGATACTGTCATTAATTCTCCGTAGGTAGCTAAACGTATTGCAATTAGCAAAGTGTCAATATCTATCTGAGGACAGTCCCAGGCATTTAATATATTTGGAATACAATTTTGTATTACTTCTACAATGCCTTGCCCATTTAGAAGGGCATCTGGAGTTTTCATCAACAATTCATCTCTCGCGGTCATTGAATAAACTGGATATTCTCCGTTAACGCTAATATTTAAACTCCCCTCGGGCCAATACTTTCCTTGGCTAGGTAATCTAATATAAATTTTGGGTTGTCTTAATACGCTTAGTAGCGGGTTAACTCGTGCTTCGGGTTTAGTTGTTTCAGGCATTTTTGCACTCCGATAAATAATATGGCAATCTGATACACTTATTTATCTACGCACATAACCAGGATTTTTAAACCATGGCCGGAAAAGAAACAGTCAAAGGCACCTTTGGCAATGAACCAATAGAATTAAACAATGCCGCGACAGAAACTACGCTAACGGCGATGTTGAAGCTTGCCCAAAAAGATAGTGCTGTCCTTGCAGAAATGGCAAAAAGAGCCGGCATTGATGCTAAAAAAGTACAAGACAGTTTAGATAAAAGTCACCAAGGCGGTGGAGGGGGCGGTGGCGGTGGCGGAGGGATTGGATCTATTGGTATACTAGGTGGCGCCGCAAAAGTTGCCGGCGGCCTTATAGGCGATATGGCAGGCATGGCAATGTCGGCTGTAAACAGTCTAGGCAGTTTTGTTGGAGCATTAGCAAGCGGAACAACTAAAGCCAGCGAACTGGCAATGGCATTTAAAGACTTACCATTAGGTCTAGGAACCTTTGCTCAAATATTAAGTTTTGCTAATAAAGTAATGGAAGAAAACATGGACACCTATAGAGCCATGTCGCAAAGCGGGTCTGGGATTGTTGGAAGTATCAATAGCATGAAAGTTTCAGCAACAGCTCTTGGCCTAACAACTGCAGAATATGCTCAGCTATTTGTTAATGCAGGTGATTCATTAGTTCGTCTCGGCGGATCAATGAGTAAGGGATCTGAAAATTTAGACAGAATGAATAGGCATTTTATAACCACTGACATGGCAAGAAATCTATTAGGACTAGGATATAGCTATGCACAGTTAAATGAAATGCTTCCTAATTATCTCAAAGCATCTGGAGATTCTCTAGACACTACTAAAAAATTCAGAGATGAGATGAATCGTTTACAAAAAGCATCAGCACACTATGGAGAAGATCTAGACTATGTTGCTAGAGCAACGGGACAAAATAGAGAAGAGCTACAGCGCAAAAAACAAGAAATGATGCAAGAAGCCAGTTTCCAAATGTGGATGATGAAACAGCCTAAAGAAATGCAAACAGTATATAATGATATACTAACACGACAATTAGCCACAGGAGGAAAGGGGTTAGTTGATGCAACTAAAGCTAGGCTGATGGGATTTGCTGGATCATTTAGCAAAGAAGGCCAAGCGTTTAATGCGTTGTTTGGTGAAGCTAACGACGTGATAGAAGAACAGATTGCTCTAGCCGGTAGACGAATGACAGACGATGAACGTCGAATAGCGTTAGATAGATCTCAAGTTAAAATTATTAGAAGTATGATAGGCAATATTGACGGTATGGATACTGCAATAATGGCCATGGGCCAACAAATGGGACTATCTGGCAAAGGTATGGAAGAATTTGTTAGTTTAACTAACAAGTGGAGAACTAAGGAAGGCGGCTTTGCAAAGTCGGAAGAAGAAATGATGGCTGATCTAGCAAAAGTCTGGGCCAATTCTAAAGACAACGCCAGAGATGCTCAACATCAACTAGATTTGGAAGCAGAGGCTAGGAAAGCATCTGTTGCTATACAACAAGCATTAAATCCTTTATTAATACAGTTACGGGATATAACAATTTCACTAATAAGAGAATTTACTAAACTTATCAATGAAAACATGCCGCAGATTAAACTGGCTTTTCAAACAGTTATTGAATTTGTTAAATCTGCATTTAGAAATCCCGAAATCATTGTAGAACTGATTAAAGGGCTATGGCAAAAATTATTAGCAGAAATGCTAGACCTAGCTACTAACAGTTGGTGGGGACAAAAACTTTTTGGTGATAAACGTGATGTAGAAGCCCACATGGATCGATCAGCGATTGCGTTTGGTAAAGTAATCGATAAAACACGATATGATGAACTAAAGAAAGCCAGAGCAGATAAAACAGCTAATCCCGAACAATTAAAAATTTTAGAAATGTGGGAAGACACTATACGCAAAGCGGCAGGTGCTCTAGCAAGACAAGAAGAACGAGGGAACGGTCCAGAGTTTAATAAAACGGATCCAGCAACTATTAAGAAAGCCACAGAAGCGGCACAAGCCGCTTGGGTAGCATCCGGTAAGAATAATTGGTCAACTATGAGCGAAGCAATGCGGAATGCGCAGATAGGACAAGAACTAAGAAGGATGGAAATGCAATGGCAACAAAGTATTGCTAATGATGCCGCAAACATTCAAGGGAACAAGTACTCTATTGAGGATATGATAGACGCTATCAATAGAAAAGACTACATGAATGTTCCTAAGCGAGCTGGCGGAAGTCCTGGGGGCATGGCAGAGGATTGGGGTAGAGAAAGTTTGGTAAAACTGCATGGTAAAGAAGCAGTATTAACTGAAGAACAATTAGCCGCCTTGCAAAATCAATCAGGACGTGGCAATACAAGTATAGAATTAGCGGATCTAAAAATAGTCGCAGAAGGCATATTATCGTTAAATAGACAAGCCGCATTACAGAATAGAATGCTTACTCAGATGGTAGACAACCAGAAGATTATGATACAGCGTTCAAGCGGAAACAGACTAATGGTATAACCACATATGAGTTGGAAAAAATATTTTACACCAGTTTCAACAGGTAACTTTGGACCTATAAGCGGCCAGTCGAGCGCAAGCCCGCAACGTGCAAACTATAGCAGTTACTTGCCTGATGTTTACACTGGACATCCTAATCGACTAGAGCGTTACAGCCAGTACGATACTATGGACGGCGACTCAGAAGTTAACGCGGCTTTAGATATCCTTGCTGAGTTCTGTAGTCAAATGAATGATGAAAACGGCACACCGTTTGAGCTTGATTTTAAAGATCAAGCAACTCCTACAGAAATCAAGATCCTTAAAAAATATCTACAGCAGTGGACTAAACTTAACCTATTCCAAAAGCGTATCTTTAAAGTTGTGCGTAACGTATTCAAGTATGGTGACAGTTTCTTTATCCGTGATCCAGAAACACAAGCATGGGTATATGTAGATCCTGCTAAAGTTGATCGTATTATCGTCAACGAATCGGAAGGCAAAAAACCTGAACAGTATGTTATCCGTGACTTAAACATCAACTTACAATCATTAACAGCGACCAGTATCAATCCAAGCAATCAGAATGCATTGCCTGGCGGACAAACATACATAACTGGTGGCGCACAACAAAGAGGTATGGTCGGCGGTATTCCGCAAAATGCTGGTAATCGTTTCCAAATGAATCAAAACCAGCATCCTATCGATGCAAAACACGTTATTCATATTAGCTTGTCAGAAGGATTAGACAACAACTTTCCATTTGGTAACAGCTTATTAGAATCAATTTTTAAAGTTTACAAGCAGAAAGAATTGCTTGAAGATGCTATTATTATCTATCGTATACAACGTGCTCCTGAGCGCAGAGTATTTTATATCGACGTAGGTAACATGCCAAGCCACTTGGCCATGGGCTTTGTAGAGCGTGTTAAAAACGAAATTAATCAACGACGTATTCCTAGCCTAACTGGTGGTGGCACTAATCTAATAGATTCATCTTATAACCCATTATCAATTAACGAAGACTATTTCTTCCCGCAAACAGCAGAAGGGCGTGGATCAAAAGTTGACGTATTACCAGGAGGAACTAACCTTGGAGAAATCGACGATTTACGCTATTTCACAAATAAACTTTTCCGTGCTTTGCGCATCCCTAGCAGTTATCTACCTACAGGTCCGGACGACGGAGGCAGTAACTTCAACGATGGCCGCGTGGGCACCGCTTATATACAGGAATTAAGATTTAACAAGTATTGCGAACGCTTGCAAAGTCTGATGAATGGTGCATTTGACGCAGAATTTAAAACTTACATGTATTCAAAAGGCATTAACATTGATCCTAATTTGTTTGATGTTAAATTTAATCCACCACAAAACTTTGCGGCTTATCGTCAAGCAGAAATGGACGGTGTGCGCATTAACACATTTGGAAGCATTGTAGCATTACCGTTTATCAGCAAACGCTATGCACTAAAACGTTTCTTAGGACTAAGCCAAGAAGAAATCGCAGAAAATCAAGAGATGTGGGAAGAAGAAAATCTTGATAAGACTAAACCTATTTCAGCTTCTGCAGAACTACGTTCAGCTGGCATTACAGCAGGCGGAATGGGCGGTGACATGGATACACTAGGACAGTCAGACGAAGGTACTCCGGAAATGCAAGGTGCAGAAGAAGGCGGCGCAGACGGTGCCGCAATGGCTCCTAATGCCGCTCCTCCTGCAGGCGGTGGCGCACCGCAAGGACCGATGTAATCTGGTAAATATAGATATGCTATTAAACGAATTCATTTACTTTAGTCCTGATCAAGAAGAAATGTCTGATAAGGGTCGCTATGATCCTTTAGATGACAAAACTTCAGTTCTGCACGATAAAGATACTCGTAAAACACGATTAACTTTGCGAATGATAAACGATCTACGCAGAGCGGGAGAAGCTAGAGATCGCGAAACTAAAGAGAATTTGATAGTAGTACGCCAGATGTATGCAATGCCAACTGAAGAAGAAGGTGCCGCTACGGCAATGTAATAAACATATAGTTTAATTCAAAAAGATAGAAGTTAAATATTTTAAACAATTTCAATAACAAACTTAGGAAAATATAACTAAGTTTCGTCACCTTAATGCCAAAAAGAGCCGTTTTTGGCCTATTTCACATAATTAATATACGTGAGCATTAAATATGCTTATATATTATTCACCCCTTGACAACCCAACAGGAGAAACCCGCAATGAATAAATTTGAACAACTATTAGACTATATCGTAAACGAAGAAAAGGAAAAAGCTGAAGAGCTATTCCATGAAATCGTTGTAGAAAAGTCACGTGATATCTATGAAAATCTTATCGGCCAAGAAGAAGAATTAGCTACAGAAGCTAAGGAAGAGGACAAAGAAGAAGACGAAGAACAAGATGAAAGCATGGAAGAAGCTTTTGGCATGGAAGACGAAGCCGAAGGTGGAGAAGTGGGCGGCGACGCTACTGATGATTTCAATGCTGATACAGCAGATACAGATGGCCCAGGTGCAGAAGACGGCGAAGAAGCTGGCGATGTAGATGGCGACGGTACTCCAGCAACTGCTGATGATGTACAAGATCTAGCTGACGCTTTAGATGAATTAAAAGCAGAATTTGCTAAATTGATCGCTGGCGAAAAACATGAGGAAGAAGAAGATCCTGATGTCCACGGTGGTGCTTTAGATGACATCGACGGCGCTGATAGCGAAGAAGACGAAGATGAAGAAGAAGACGAAGGCATGAGCCAGTTTGAAAGCCGTTCTACAGTACGTGAGTACACAGAAACAGTTGGCAAACCATACGGTTCAGGAAACGGCATTTCTAATAAGTCTGAACAAGGCGACGGAAAAGCTGGTCCAATCAATGCTAATCCAAAAAACCGTCCTAGCGGTGGCAACGTAAGCGCACACAACATTGCGCAAGGCGACACAGGCGAAGCTGGTATTAAAGGTGGCGAAGGCCTAGTTGGTGGTGTTAAAGGCAAGTTCACAAGCCCTAACACACATAACGTAGACGGTGTTAAGTCTGGTATCAAAACATTGAACAAACAAGGTTCTGGATATCCAGGTAACAACAAAACAGCAGGTCCAGTAGGATCTGGTACAGGCGACAAAGCTGGCCAAACATCAGTTGGTAGCCCTAAGTCAGTTGTTGATCACAAGCAAGGTTAATATCTAGGTGACTACCAAGATGCAATTTCTAAGAGAACACCTTAGTTTTGACCAAGCTAATGCGGTCGTAGAGAGCGATGACAAAGACGGCAAGAGCCTTTATTTAAAAGGCATTGCTATCCAAGGCGGTATTCGCAATCAAAACCAGCGGGTTTATCCAGTCAAGGAAATCGAAATCGCTGTAAAAACTCTCAACGATCAAATTCAGAATGGTTATAGTGTTCTTGGAGAAGTTGATCATCCAGATGACCTTAAAGTAAATTTAGACCGTGTGTCCCATATGATTACTCAAATGTGGATGGAAGGTCCGAACGGATACGGCAAAATGAAAATTTTGCCTACTCCAATGGGACAACTAATTCGTGTCATGCTTGAAAGCGGAGTAAAACTAGGTGTTAGTTCGAGAGGTAGCGGCAACGTTGACGATCGATCTGGCAATGTTTCCGATTTTGAGATTATTACAGTTGATATAGTTGCTCAACCAAGCGCACCTGGTGCATATCCTACTCCTGTTTATGAGCATATCATGAACGCTCGTGGCGGATATCGTGCATTACAGGTAGCTAAAGAAGTGAAAGAAGATCCTAGGGCACAGAAGCATCTCCGCGAGGCGATGTTGAGTATTATCAGTGGCCTTAAAGCCTAAGGAGAAATAAATGGACGCATTCAAACAGTTAGTAGAAAGTGGTGTGATCAGCGAAGAAATTCGTAGCGATCTAGAAGCCGCTTATGCAACTAAGATTCAAGAGAATCGCGACCAAGTAACCGCTCAACTAAGAGAAGAGTTTGCACAACGCTACAATCACGATAAAGGTGTTTTAGTAGAGTCAATCGACAAATTAGTAAGCGAACGCTTAGCCGCAGAGCTAGGTGAGTTTGCGCAAGATCGCAAGGCATTGGCAGAAACCAAAGCCGAGTACAAGCGCAGAATGACAGCTGATTCCAAAACAATGGAATCATTTGTTATGACTCAGTTAGCCAAAGAACTTGTGGAATTTCAAAATGACCGTACAAAGGTTAGTGAGAATTTCCAAAAGATGGAACAATTCGTTATTAACGCATTGGCCAAAGAGATTTCCGAATTTGCACAAGACAAGAAAGATATAGTTGAAGCGAAAGTTAAACTTGTCCGTGAAGCCAAGAGCAAATTTGCAGAAGTCAAGAAAGAATTCATTAAGCGTAGTGCCGATCTTGTTAAAGAGACAGTTAGCCGTCAACTAACAACTGAGTTACATCAGTTGAAGGAAGATATCGAATCTGCTCGCACAAGCAATTTTGGTCGTCGTATTTTTGAAGCATTTGCACAGGAATTTCAACATTCTTACCTTAACGAAAAATCTGAAACAGCTCGTTTGTTAAAGATTGTAGATAAGAAAGAACAAGAAATTGCCGAAGCACAAGAAGCCGTTGCTAAAGTACAAGCCATTGCTGAATCTAAGGACCGCGAAATTCGCGTTACAAAAGATTTAATGGAACGTGCAAAAGTAATGGGCGAGCTATTAGCACCTTTAAGTGCTGAGAAGAAGGGTGTTATGAGCGAACTACTAGAGTCTGTACAGACTGCTAAGTTAGCTAATGCATTCGACAAATACCTACCCGCAGTAATGGAAGGCGAAAGTCGTAAACAAAAGCAAGTTATTGCCGAAAGCAAGACACAAGCCGCTGTTACTGGCGATCGTGAGGTAAAAAATCAGCCTGAGGTAGGCTTTGACAACATTGTAGACATCCGCAAGTTAGCGGGTCTAGCAAAGTAAATTTAAGGAGAAAATGATGTCACAACTTCTGAACGAAAGATGGTCAGAAACCAAAGAAGCCCTATTAGAGGGTTTACAGGGAAACCGTCGTGCCTCCATGCAAACATGCTTGGAAAATACACGCCGTCACCTAATTGAAAGTGCAACAGCAGGTGCTACATCTGCAGGTAACGTTGCAACACTTAACCGCGTAATCCTACCAGTGATTCGTCGTGTTATGCCTACAGTTATTGCTAACGAAATCGTTGGCGTACAACCAATGACTGGACCAGTTGGTCAAATCCATACTCTACGTGTTCGTTACGCAGACAATGGTTCTGACGTTACAGCTGGTGAAGAAGCATTGAGCCCATTCAAAATTGCTCAAGCCTATTCTGGCAACAATGATGGTACATATCCAAAGGCGCAAACAACAGCGGCAATGGAAGGTACACCAGGTAAGCGCATGAGCATTCAAATCTTGAAGGCACCAGTCGAAGCTAAGTCACGCAAGCTATCAGCTCGTTGGACATTCGAAGCCGCTCAAGATGCACAAGCTCAACAAGGTATTGATATCGAAGCAGAAATCATGGCCGCTTTAGC